CACCCTGCTTCGATCCGAGTATGCGTGCAACAGCTTTGCCGCATCGGGATTCGACGTTCAGCCGCTCTATGCCGAAGACCCAAAGCAGATGCCGATCGTCGACGGCGAGGCGCAGTACGAGGAGCGGTGGACCTTCAACGCGGTCCTGCAATACAACCCGGTCATCTCTGTACCGCAAGACTTCGCTGACGCCCTGAGCGTCGGACTGATCAACGTGCCACGCACGTACTAGCTGCACCCTTACCTCTCTTTCTGGACCCCGCCTCGGCGGGGTTTTTCATTTGTGGAGCAAAAATGACGATTCCCGCCTCGGCGATAGTTAGCGTAAATCCTGGCGTTATCAGTGCCGGCGGAAATGCGCTCGTCCTCAATGGCCTCATGCTGACGACGAACACGGCCATTCCCATCGGAACCGTGCAGCCGTTCGCCAGCCAGTTGGCAGTTGCAAATTTTTTCGGCGCCGCCTCGTCCGAAGCGTCGCTCGCCGCGAACTACTTCAGCGGCTTCGACAACTCGACGCAGAAACCCGGCAACCTGCTGTTCTCGCAATACCCGACCGCTCCTGTGGCCGCCTATCTGCGTGGCGGCTCGCTGGCTGCGATGACGCTCACCCAGTTGCAGGCGCTGTCGGGCACCCTGACGGTGACGGTTGACGGCGCCGCCAAGACGTCGAGTTCGGTCAATCTGTCGAGTGCGACGAGCTTTTCGAATGCGGCGACGATGATCACCGCGGCCTTCACGTCCGGCCCGACCGTGACGTATGACAGCCAGCGCGCGGCATTCGTTGTCACTTCGGGCACCACGGGAGCGTCGTCCACCATGAGCTTCGCCACAGGCACGCTGGCGGCAGGGCTGAATCTGACGTCGGCGACTGGGGCAGTCCTCTCTCAGGGTGCGATCGCCGCCACTCCGGCAAGTGCGATGAACGCGATCATTGGCGTCACGCAGAACTGGGCGGCATTCATGCCCATCTTCGAGCCGGTCATTGCCGACAAGATTGCCTTCGCTGCCTGGACGGCTGCTCAGAACAACCGCTACGCCTACGTCCAGTACGACACCGACGCCAACGCTGTCGTCTCGGGCAACACCACGAGCTTTGGTGCACAGGTTATCGCTAACTCGTACTCGGGTTCGGTGCCGATCAGCGGGTCCGCAGTCACCGCTGCAGCAGCCGGCTCAACGCTCGGCGCGATGCTCCCGCCGATCGCTGCATTTGTACTCGGCTCCATCGCATCGATCGACTTCACGCGTACCAACGGCCGAATCACGTTTGCATTCAAGTCGCAAAGCGGCCTCGCCGCGGTCGTGGCCGACCAGACGACCGCCAACACGCTGCAGGCTAACGGCTATAACTTCTATGGCGCGTATGCCACTGCCAACCAGGGTTTTACGTTCTTCTATCCTGGCTCGGTTGGCGGCAAGTTCACATGGCTTGACGAGTACATCAACGAAGTCTGGATGAACAGCCAGCTTCAACTCGCGATGATGACCTTGCTCACGCAAGTGACGTCGGTTCCGTACAACACGGCGGGTTATGCGCTGATCGATGCGGCATGTGCTGACCCGATCAAGGCGGCACTCAACTTCGGCGCGATTCGCGCAGGCGTTCCGCTATCGACGCTGCAGGCGGCAGAAGTCAACCAGGCCGCCGGCCTTGCGATCGACCAGACACTGTCGACCCGCGGATGGTATCTGCAAATTCTCCCGGCGACTGCGCAGGTCCGCGGCGCACGTCAATCGCCTCCTATGACCCTTTGGTACATGGACGGCGGCGCAGTCCAGCAGTTGACCCTCGCATCGATTGTCGTGCAGTAATCCGGAGAATAATCAATGAGCAACACCATCACTTCCGCCAACGCGGTCTACATGCTCGCGGTGACTGGCCTTTTCCCGGTGCCGCAGCAGCTCCAAGGGTTTGCTGCCGACGACATCTTCGACACTGAGGCGATCACCCCTGCCGAAGTCATGATGGGCGTAGACGGCAAGCTGTCGGCTGGCTATACGCCGGTCCCCCTGAAGCAGAACATCTCGCTTCAGGCTGACAGCGCCTCGAACGTCATCTTCGAGATCTGGCAGACGTCGCAACAGACCGCAAAAGAGGTCTATTTCGCCAGCGCCATCATTCGCCTTCCCAGCGTGAGCAAGTCGTATGTGCTGACCAACGGCATCCTGACGAGCTACACGCCGATCGCGGACGCAAAAAAAGTCCTGCAGCCGCGTAAATTTTCGATCACATGGGAATCGTGCGTGGGAGCACCTATCTGATGGCGCGCAAGACTCTCACCTACACCGTGACGGATGAAGGCCGCGACAAAGGCAAAGTCTTCATCCTGACCGAGATGGCTGCCTCCCAGGCTGAGCGCTGGGCGCTGCGCGCACTCTCCGCTCTCGCCGCATCCGGAGTCGAAGTGCCCGATGACATCGCCACGGCCGGCCTTGCTGGCGTGGCCCGTCTGGGCGTCCAGGCGTTCGGCGGTCTGCCGTGGGAAAAAGCGGAACCGCTGATCGAAGAGATGTTTAAGTGCATCAGCATCCTGCCTGACCCGTCGAAGCCCAGCGTGACGCGCGTGTTGATCGAAGATGACATCGAGGAAGTCACGACGCGCCTGAAACTACGCATCGAACTCTTCAAGCTGCACATGAGTTTTTTTCCGCGCGGCGCCAACTAGATCTTGGAGTTGGTGGCCCGACATCGAATGTGAAGCTGATCGACTACGCCAACGTGCCTCGCGCCGTTGGTATGGTCATCTCGCGGCGCCTGGCTACGCTGCACGAGCTCGACACCGTCTATGGATCTGAGGACATGTGGGATCTCATCGAGATAGCCATCGTCGACACCCATAACGAAAACATTCTGAACAAGGTCGGAGATTGATATGGCAAGCGTGATCGATGCGCTGGTGGTCACGCTCGGGCTTGACGCGTCAAAGTTCAAGCAAGGCTCTGACGATGCTCAAAAGTCGCTGAAGCAGACGTCCGGCGAAGCGGCAAAGACGGCGAAAGAACTGGAGGCCCGCGGCAAGCAGGCCGCGTCCTTCTTCTCCGCGATCAAGGTCGAAGCGCTGTCAGTGATGGCAATCTTCACCGCCGGCATGGGGCTGAAGGCGTTTGTGCAGGACACGCTGTCATCGAGCGCACAGCTTCAGAACCTCGCCGGCAATCTTCAGATGTCGGCGGGTGGCGTGCAGGCTTGGCAGAAGACGTTTGAGCGCGCAGGCGCATCGGCATCGGACGCAACGAGTCTCTTTACTTCGGCTGCCAATGAAATCGGCAAGCTGAAGACCGGTCAGGGCATGGGCGAAGCGCTCAAGGGCATTGCCATGGCTGGTGGAAACGTCAACGAGGCGCTGAAGGGCCCGCGTGAGATGGTGCTCGAAGAAGCGCGCGTACTGGAAAAACTTAACGCCATCAACCCGGCGCTTGCCCGCGCCCGCGCGATGCAGATGGGCCTGAGCGACGCGCAGTTCGCCGTGCTCAAGTCTGGCCCTGCAGCATTGCAGGCGCAAGTCGATGCCCAGCAGAAACTGATCGGCCTGAATGATGACCAGATCAAGCGCATGGCGGCGCTCAACGCGAAGTGGAATGACTTCAAGACGAGCCTCGAAGGCATCGGCAACCGGATGATGGGCGAATTGTCCGGGAAAGCCGGCCCGGCGCTTCAGTTCGTCGCGGACAAGCTGTCGTTGTTGTCCGACTGGGCTTCCAGCCATGGCAATGCGGTCGTAGGGTTCTTCACTGCGCTCGCCATTGCGATCGTGATTCCAATGGCCGAAGTGATCGCGCTCACCGTGGCCGTGCTGGCGGTGGCAGCCGGCATCGGGTACGTGTACGACCAGTGGATGATCTGGATGAACGGCGGGCAATCCTCGCTGACTGGATTTTTCCAGTTCTTCGCCGACACATGGGCATCGATCAAGACGACGTTCGGTTCGACGTTCGATTCTTTCAAGAAGATCATTCTCGACTGGGTCAATGCCGTCAAGGATGTAGTGAAGCTGGTCTTCGCGCTGTTCACCGGTAATGCCAGCGACATCCGCAAGGCATGGAGTGCTCTCGTTGGTGACCTCGGAACATACTTCACCGACTGGGTCGGGCTGATCAAGAATCTCGGCCCCGCGATTCTCTCCGCATTCAAGAGCG